CTCTGTGCAGCTTTTCTCTCATTACCATATGCATGCATAATGATACCTTGTTTAAGATTTGGGATGTTCACACCCTCATTTAACTGCAGTACAGTAGATAACTTAGTAATCTTACCTGCTTTAAACATTTCAAGATTATCTTCAGACTCTTTGTTGTTGCTGTGGTAGCTATATTCACATAACTTATCAGCTTGAGCTTGAGTATTAGCAAATATGATACACTTTGTACTAATGCTTTCCATAAGTTTCTTGGTATATCTTTCTTTACTTGGATACTCCATAAGAGCTTTCATTCTCATTACTCTGAGCATATGCATATTTCCTGACCCTACATCTAATCTTCTAGACCAATAAGTATAGTTATCTATCTCAGATGCCATGTACTGTCTGTTACCCATTTTGACCGGATATACTTTCTGATCAGTTAATCTCAATTGGTGCACAATGATCTGATAATCATTTAGTATTCCACTCTCTACAGCATCATCTGCCTTAAATGTAAATACCACAGGACAGAATTCATTTACTAACTTACCTTTCTCTGAATAGTCTCTCTTTGGTGGAGTACCAGTAAGACCGAGGATCTTGCCTTTGTATAACTGCAAGAATCCCCGGTGACTATCTAATAAACTATGCATCTCATCCAAATAGACAGCATCATAATCATTAGGGTTATGTTTATTCAGACTTAGATAAGTAGTAAATACCATTCTACCTAATAAATTTTGTTTACCAAATTTCACAGCATCATCTTTCCATGATTGGAAGATTGCTTTCTTTGGTGCTACTACAAGACACCGCATTAATTCTGTGGTGTTTTGCTCTATATGAGTTAGGCCAACAAGGGTCTTGCCGACCCCTGTGCCAAGTACCACTGAAACACGTTGTTTACCCTCTGTAGCTTTGATTGCTTCTTCTTGGACTTCTTGCCTGTTCATTTTTTTAAATTAAATTAAATACATTCTTTTGGATAAACTGGTTAGCCTCAGATACATCTGTCATAGCTTTAATAGTAGCAATATTAGCATCAATATTTAGCAAAGTTGCTTTATGATTATAATTCTTACCACTATAAGCCTGAATAAATACTCTCAGGAAATTATGCTTAACCCATCTATCAGCTTTACCAATTTTAATAAACAAATCACTGAAATCTTTACACATAGCTTCAGAATTAGGATTAGTAACCCTAAATTTACCATTCTTTATTATATCACTAATAGAACCTGACAATACAGTACTGTCTGTATTACTACAAATGCTAGCAATCATCAATGGTTCTAAGTTATATAAGTTCTTGAACTTTTTGAGTGTAAGATAATCTGGGTGAACATACAACCAGGCATTTACATAATCCATAAGCTTCCAAGACTCAGATGAATTGTTATAAAAAGCCATTTTTGCAACAATATCCTCCTGGTCTACAACTTCAATGTACTCATATCTTACTGGAATACTTTCCCTTTGACAAGCATGCAATAAGTGCTGACCATCAATAATATAGGTTCTTAATACACCATCAATACAAGATGTCTTAATACATATAACTTGTCTTGTTAAGCCCATTGCTCTTATACTTTGAACTAGTAATTCTACTTGAGCAGACTTAATAACTCTGTTCATTGGTAAATAGTTAAACAATGTATAATCTGTTGTAACTGCAATTTGAATAAATCCTTTTTTCATAATCATAAATTTTTAAATCATTAATAAAATCATTTTAAAGCTTTTCTGCTTTGATCAATAAACTGTTTGCATACAGTGTATTTCTAAATGCTGCAATTGAAACTTTTGCTGTTTCAAGCTTCTTATTTTTCTTGTATTCATCATACAGTGTGTTACCAACATCTTCTGATTTGTCAGCAACCTCTTTAATTTGTTTTTTATCAAAATCACTCATGCTATTAATCTTTTAAGTTCTCTTTTCTTTCTAGTAATTTCAATCAACTCTGGATACTTTTTAAGTTCTTTATACTTAATACCTAATGTCTGAACTAAATCATACTTAGGAAGCATATAATCTCTACTTAAAATCTCATTAAGCTCCTCCATCCTAAGTTTTATTTTTCTTCTGGTTGGAAAGCAACAACATGTTTTTAATTGTTCTTTAAGTCTATTAAACTCACGTTTTCTTTCTATATTATATTGTAAAATTGTCTGTACAATAACCATATTTGATCTTGATCCCATAATTAATCATTTTAACCAATTCATTACTCTAGCTTCTGCTGGATTTGCATGAATCCAATCATGACAATTTCTACAGACCGCTAACCATGTACTCTGAACTAAATAAAAAGCATCTCTGTTGGCTCCCGCATAGGTATGGTGAATATCAGTAGCATTATGACTACATCCATTCACTCTTACCTGACACAGGTTATTCACCAATAAATGCTTTTCCCTTAACTTAAGATACTCTTGGTCTTTTTTCTTTCTTTTAGAAGAAACCTGAGGGATTTTATAATCAGTTGGTTTCTGTGAACTGTCATTATTAATGGCTTTTTGGCAACTCCAACAATATTTACAGTATTTGAATCCCTCATGGTTCTTCCAAATAATGGTTTCTTTTTGACAACCATCACAGATTTTAAGTTTCATAGTAGTTCTTCTGGAAACTCACCTTTAGTCTTAGTCACTGCAGGAGTCTCTCCACTTCTAAATAAAGCTTTAACGCCATCCCAGAAACTTTTTGCTATGTAACAGCTCTGAATAATTACACCTTTTGGAATAACAATATACCCAATAAGATCAGTATGATACATATCTTCATTGTTTCTAAAACTCATAGCTGAACTGTAGTAATCATTTTTATCTACATAAATAAGCCAATGAGTTTTTGTTTTCCAAATAACTGTTGCTTCAACTTCATCTATGGAAGTATTATAGGGAGCTCTGTCTCCACTTCTTCTGTCATAAAATGTTTTCATGCTTTTTGGTTTTTAAGTTTTGGTAATTGATTTGGATCCTTATTTAAACTTAAAAAGTTTTTAGGAAGGATACCTTCAGCTATAAAGATAGTAATAATATCCTCTTTGGATATGTTTAAATCTTTAAAAGTTAAAGTATTTTTAAACTTCTCATCAAACTCAGTACATGCTAGTAATGAGTCAGTTAGAGGGCTATTTGGAAACAAAGTCTTGAATATAAAATTAGTATATCTTATAGTAAACTCCTGCTTAAGTTTATTGATTACTACTTGAGCTCTCTTATAAACATTTACAATTCTTTGTTTCTTCTTACTACACATTGTAGCCAGTTCTTGTTCAGAAAGAGCATTTAGACCATAAAGTGCTCTCTTGTACAAATAATTTTGATACTGTGAATATCTGTCAGTCTCATACTGCATATAAGTTTTGCCTGCATTTAACTGATAATTTTTAATTTCCTGTTTTAACTTTTCCATTTTATACATTTTTTTAATCATAAATAAAAAGAGAGAGCATCACTAATGACACTCTCTCATATTAACTAATAGCTTAGACTATCTTAGATAGATAAGTCTTCAGCTGGACGTGCATTGTTTATAGCACTTGAAGTACCTGATTGTGCTGCATAAGCATCACGTAATTGATCAACATTATCATGTTTAACAAAAGTGTCTTGTGCATTAGCATCAAAAGAGAACTTAGTTCTACGGTAGATTGGTTGTCCTCCTACTGTACATACTATACCTGTTCCACCTGCTACTTTAAGATCACGTTCTGGAGTCTTGTTGTTAAATGGAGTCAAAGACTCTTCAATAACTACTTTACCATCAAGTTGTTGACCTGCATAAAAGCTCATTAATTGTAAATCTACAATTGCACCTGGAATCAATGCTGTTACCAATTTAGGACGCAAGAATCCACTTTTCTCATCAATCATAGGTCTTACCTGTGATACTCTTACATATCCATATTCAGGATTGTTAGAAGGATTAATAACTGCATTTGTTGTTTGGTCTGCTAAAACTGTTACTTTAGTTGTCATAACTTTAAATTTTAAAAAATAAATAAATAATTAATTGATTGTTTTGAGTAGATTTTTACTATATCATTAGTTACTCATGCTAAGTGATAAGTTGTTAATACCTTATTGCAATTCAGGTATTATGTATCCAGTGGGCCCGTTAAGTCTATGATATCATCAAATGGGTCATCATCTGATATCACATCATCATCACTTTCATCATCTGCTAGATAATCAAAGTCATAATATTTTTCTTGTTTGTTTTTTTCTACTGCTGATCCTGTGAATGGATCTAAGATATGTTCTCCATAATCTAGAGACATCAAGTACTGCACATCTTCATCTGTTAAATCAAGATATTCTTCTATTGAAAGATGAACTACTTTCCCATTTGCAAGTTGAAACTGCATGTGCACATAAAAATATGCTAGTAAATGTAAGCCTTTTAGTAATACATCTAAAGTTTAAACCAATAAAATTTAGCACTATATAGCTAAACAATGAAAAGGGGACATTGCTATCCCCATATCATTTGGTCAGGAAAAGTATATTCACAGAATACACTTCTTAAAATTCCTCAATAACTTCTAAATCTTTTGCTTGAACATAAGTAGTGTCTAGTCTAGCTATACCACCTGTTGTAACTACCATGCATTCAATAGTATAGGAACTATACTCATGATAACCTCTAAATTCTTTTATAGTTACTGTAACATTCTCATCTTGATCAGCAAACTTATCTCTGGTGGCTTCCCTATCCACACCATAACCAAGATTACTATAATACATTTTACATAAAGTACCATTTGGTATTATATCCGGTAACTTATTACCTATCATTAGTTTAAAGAAATGATCTACAGCTTGACTACTACCACATAGCATAGGAGTAAGTAACTTAACAAATTCTTCAGCATTTGGATCTTTGATGATCTTACTGAGAGCTTTTGCTACATCAGTATCATCATAGTTTACAGATATTCTCATGACTAGTCATATTTTCTTAAATCTCTAATCTTTGCTATCAGTTCCTCATTATAGTGAGTAAAAAAGGTCTTGTCAAATAACCTTGGCTTGATCTTTTTTGCCCGTTTTGGACAGGCACCTTTAACAAAACCTTTTTTAACTTTCTCACCATTCTGATCAACTATCTCTACCTTAAGATTAAATCCTAAGACAGAACTAATTAAATACTTATCCACGGCCAAACATGTTTTTAAGCATATTAGAAATCCTTTCATGTGACTCATTCTTCTCAATAACTTTAGCCATCATAAGAGTAGCAAAGACTATCTCATTAGTATGAGTACATATGTCAACAACCTTTTCCATTGCAACATGAACACGTTGACTACTCTCAAATGCTTCCAGACACTTACTCAATATTACTTCTGCTCTTACATCATTGATACCCAGATTCTTATGAATCAGCTCAGCCTCATCATCAATGATAAGTAGCTTATACTTACCATCAGTGTTATAACCTTTTTTCTTTTTCTTGAACATTTTTCCTAACCAGTTCATAATCATAAATTTAAATTAATTACTTTCTCTACCTAATGCCATCCAATCCTCATCATCAAGAATCCATACCTGATCAATATAACCAAATTCTGTGAGAGTATACATAGTATTATAAAACTCTACTACTATGATACCATCATTTCTTTTAGTTACATTCACTAAGACATCATTTGTAAGCTCAATTACATTCTTGACAAACTTCTTCTCTGACCGTGTTAAATTCTTTGGTAATTTTTGTGAGTAACCAGCTCCGGCAATCATAAGTGCCACAATCATAAATAACTTTTTCATCTTACATAAATATTAAAATTGTTAAACCTAATACAACCATTGTCCATAATACTACAAGAAATGCAGTACTCACATTGTTGTTTTCTCTTATTGACTCTTTCTCAGCTTCTATAGCTTCTTCTATACAGGCTATTTGATACTCAAGTTCTTCTCTTCTCATTTTGTACCATTCTTCACTAGGCTCATAAATATGAAGCTGTTCTAAGTGTAATTGGCACTTTGCTTTTTCTTGTTCTAATTCTTCTAAGTTCATAATCATAATTTTTAATGATACAAAAGGAGCCAAGTTTCCCCGGCTCCTATAACTCTTAGTACCTTAGATACTAAATTCTTTCTTCTGTGTCTACCTGACCATAGGCATCACAACCGGCTCTTTTAGTAGAACCACAACTAGCAAATAATACTGCTATTGTAATAACTACCGCAAACCATACAACTACTGCTGATATTGTTTTCATACTGTAAGTTAATAAATTAATAAATATTATCAAAATCTGGATAACAATAAGTTGCATTAGACTCAGCAATCATACTGTCTCTCAATATTACTAACTCTACAGTTGGCAATTTCTCAAGTTCCTGGAAGTATCTATCTTCCAACTCTTTTCTACTCAAGCCTCTGCTTAAGTCTTTAATCTCTTCAATAATCATTTTTGAAATCATATTACTTGTTTTTAATTGGTTACTAAATAAAAACACAGGCAAACCTTACTATAAAGCCTGTGAATGCACCTTTGAGAAACAAAGGATAAACTGTATGTATACACAGTGACAGAGGTGCTTTTATGCTGGAGTGATTAAGTCCTTCTAGTTGGCATTAGCAACGGAGTGGGCACCCTAGCGGTGTTGTTTCCCGACTCATTTAGTCAGGACTTACGGGTATCACCCTGCCTAACAGAAAATATTAATTAAGTTTCTATAGCTTTTTTAACTTTATACAAGTTACTCTTTTTATCATACTCTACATTCTCTGCAGGTATGATTTTTACATCTCTTATTAAAACCTTACAAGGTTCATCAAAGTACCAAATGTAATCAGGATCAGATTCTGAGATCATTCCTGCTTCACAATACTCTGGCCTAATTCCCGGAGGCTGAAAGAATACCATCATTGTTCTTTAGTTTAATAGTTAAATAATACACTACAGCTATAAGATTACGTTCACTACCTCAACAGGTTTCCTCTTATAACTGCAATGCATTAGTACCACAAGTCAACCCCTGCTTTACAGGATGAGAGGTTATGCCTGAAACCTTGTGGTAATATAAAAAGGAACAGCTGTGTTTATGACGGTAGAAGACTATGCTTCTACATTCTTGCAATAAGCTATCTTTAGCCCTTGCTCACCAAGTTCATGGACATTATAAAGACATTTCTACATCTTTATACATTCACAACTGTTCCTATATTGTTGACGGAAAACTAATTCCGGAAGATGTTACTGTCCAACACTAACTAATACTAATAGATATAATAGTAATAAGTAATATAGTAAGGTAGACTATGTGTGTTGTATAGATATGGTTGTGTAGCCATATATATCTATAGTTATATGGGATTTTACTAGATTCTGAATACTAGATATGACCCATAGAATAGTGGAGAGATTATCACATCATCACACACACTCATCACCATAATGTGTACTTAATAAACAGTGCAACAGGGTTGAGTATGCAACTTATGTGCATTTGAGCCTACTCAACCCACAAAAGTACAAAGCTGTACTAACAAGTTGCCGAAGGCCTAATTAAAAAAATATAACCCGCACATAATGTACGGGCTATATTACTCACATTAGAACAATGGTTCTTCAGCAAGTGTGTTTTCTGCAATACCAAACAGTGCACCAAGGTTGGCAACAGTTGCAATATTAGCAGAAGGTCCATTAAGTACGGTCAACCAAATGTTGTCTCCGTCTCTTTGACCCTCAACGGTATATTCACTACCAAGCTCAACACCATATTGAAAAGACTTTTCCCAAATCTTTGCAATATAATTGTTACCGTCTGCTAATCTAACGGTACAAGTACGGTATTGAGATGCATTCTCACTGTTAGCTGTTTTTACTGTGTTGCTAACTGACACTAATGTTCCTTGAACTTTCATAATAAATAATTTATTGGTTAATACTCCAAGCAGTAAAAAGCTGTATAAACAAGATGTGCGAAGCACCTTATACAAAAAAAGGGGTTTTTACACCCCTCTGTTGTTCCACTTACCACCGGCATGACATTTATAGTCACTGTAGTCAGCATAGCTTGTTTCACTGTAATTAGTACAGTAACCAAATGAATCATTGTACACTTCAGTAATAGTGTACATACCTTGCTTAGAGTGCAAATGCACTTTATCACCTATTTGTAATTTAGGTGCTTTAGGAAGATGGAGTTCAGCAAGTGCTCTCCCTTCCTCTCTGCATTCCCTTTCCCATTCTTCAGCTAACTCTTGTTCAGCTTGTTCTTCAAAGTATCCTTCAGGATAATCATCATCATAATTATCATGATAATCATCATGGTAATATTCTTGATGAGATCCATATGCTTCACAATAACAAGCATTGTATCCTTCACTATAGATAGCTTGATAGGTTTTAGGGAATAAGAATTTAATTAACTTTTTCATGGGTATTTGGATTTAAATTTAATAACAGTAATAAGCTGTATAAGTATAAAGGGGATTACTCCCCTCCTGCTAAATCATTTTCAGCTTGTGCTACTAAATGCTCAACACAATCTTGGAACCGGTTTCTTCTACCTTCCAACTGTATTATCTCTTGCTTTAGTTCTTCAATTTGCTGGTCTAATAATCTAATCTCCAAAAACAATAATTCTGTATTTTCCATAATATATAGTTTAATTAATTACTAGTAAAAAGCTGTATAAAAGAAAAAAAAGGGGATTACTCCCCCTTAATACTCTGGATTCTCATAGGCATCTTGCATATTAGCTAATGCTGCTCTCATGTTTTTATCATTCTTTTCTTTGATATCCAGATACTCATTAAGTGCATCTGCAACATGTCTTATCCAAGCCTCATTACCCCATTTAGTGTAAGCACTATCAGGAAGGTTTATTCTTGATTGAAGTATCTGTATCATACATATCATAGTATGTTTATCTAGATAACCCATTCTGTTTAATAAACTTTGAGTAACTTCACTTCTGTCAATTCTTGTTTCCATAATATATAGTTTTAATTTACACAAGTAAAAAGCTGTATAATAAAACCTAGAGGAAATTAATCCTCTAAGTCTTCATTATACTCAAATGTTCCGGTCTCTATATACTCTATGATCTCTGCCTTATAAGCATAATCAACAACCTTCCCATCTGGGAAGAATAAAGCATACTGATCTCTACCATCCATGTCCTGTTGGTATACTACAGTCCCTGTAATAAGATACCAAATAAAAATAATCTGTGCTATCATATATATAATTTAAAATTAGTACAAAGCTGTATATAAATAAAAGGGGAATTACTCCCCCTCATCTTGCATAAGTTTTAATACTTCAGCAATCTTCTCTAAGAATCCTGCATACTCTTCAAGTGCTTGCACTTTTGCTGCAGTTCTAGTTGGAGAATAACTTCCTTTATTACCATGCATGTTAGCACACATAGTAGTAACAGATTTTTGATCATGTGTGAAATCTACTATCTTTAATAAAGTTGGTAAATGCAAGTCTTTGAAGCCAAATCTTTTTATTAATTTCTGATCCATGTTATATAGTTTTAATTTAAGATTAGTAATAAGCTGTATATCAAAAAGTTAAAGTGCCACTATTAAAGTGACACTTCAAGTTAAGCATTGGGATTTAATACCCATTCTTTAACTGTTACAATTCCATTGATGATTACATAAGATACCATGATATTTAGTTTTAAGATTAATACTAGTGAAAAGCTGTATAATAAAAAGATATAATGAGTGTTTCCGTGTTACCCTCCGCGAGAGGATCCCCCAGGATTCATTGCACATTATATCCATAAAAGTAAAAAGCTGTATATATACAAAGAGAAAGAGAAGCCTTATAGCCTCCCTTTCCACTTATCCATTTTACCCTGTCTCCATTCAGTGTGTAATGTTCTTGCTATCATAAACATACCAAATCCAGCTAATGCTAGTATGAATGCATTAGCATACTGATGGCTTATAGCAACATAATATGTTACTGATACAATACACATTATGGTACATGCATAGCATGCAACCATATTAAATAATCCAAATACTTTCATGATGTTTTAATTTTATAATTAATATTAGTAGTAAGCTGTAAATAAAACATAAAGGGGTATTACCCCCTTTTTTTAATCCTCACTCCAAAACTCTAATATATAATTACCACATATATCTTTTCCCATTCCTCCATACAATTCATACACTTCATTAACAAAATATTTCTCTCTATCTATTTCATTATTATCTTCATCAAACACAACTTTATTATACCACATAGCTTTATTATTTAATATTAACATTAGTATAGAGCTGTATATATAGAATGTTGTTGGTTGCTTGCCAGCTAGATATATAGACATGGTTGCCAGTACCCCCTGTGCTTGTGTCTTATATACATACTATACTATACTAATCATAGTACTAAGTTGTAGCTAGATCATAGACTGTTAACAGATACTTTTACCTGTACAAAAAATATTATTTTCATACCCAAAAAGTTTTAATCTGTATAGATTTCATGGGGGGTACCACCAATTCTGGCTGAGGGTGGGGCGTTGTTATACATACCCCATCATACTCTCTTATATACTACATTCTCAGTAACCCACATTCTAATTAAAGTTATATCTTTGTAGCATAACTCATTCGGCATCCCAGTAGAACTGCCCGCTCAGAGTGAGTCTTTTCCCCATCAATGGTAACATTGAGACCCTCTACTTCTCCGGTTGTAGAGCCCCTCCCTGTGGTGAGATAGCCATAGGCCAAGTTCCAGAACACATACCGTAAGATCTGTGTCCCAGCTCTGGACTTTTTGGATACTGGGAAAGCAGACTGAAGGTACCTAAGTTTGTATAACTAGTATCCGGCCCAGATAAGTTTCTCTGATCAAGAAGTACTGTCTGGGTTTTTTTTTGTATCTTAGTAGTAAGCTATGTGTTTCTCAGGTCAACGGACCGGGTAAAGATCCCAGATGTAACAGTCTGGGATTTTTTTATATATTTGCTTTATGAAAAAGTTTGACATGGGTAAATATATTCTGTTAGCAGGAGATAATGCTACAGAAATCTTTGATTATTATAAGGTAGATGAGATGCATGGTCTTAATAGAGCTGATGCTCAGGCAGAAGAAGTTGATAAGACTGTAGGTAACGGAGTTTATATTTATGGGTGGACTAATTATGACCCTGCTGATAAGAAGCTAACAGCAAAAGCTCCATACAAACCATTCTTGTTTATTAACCTAGGTACATTCAAGAAGTACTCCCTTACAGAAAAAGCTACAGCTGTTATGCATGAAACTATGCATATGAGTATACTCTTGAACAACTGGAAGATTACTGATAAGGAAGAAGAAGCAATAGGCTTTGCTGAAGATGAAGCTAATAAGATTATAGAGAAGTTAGGCTTTAATAAAAAGGAAGAACCTAAGAAAGGGTTCTTTAAAAAGTAATGGCATATATAGAACATAATTTTTTTCCGCTGAAGGTGTTTGTTAGGAATGAGTACATGTATCAGCATACTAAGGGTAAAGGAGAATTCACCCCGGGGGTTATCATTTCAGTCAGGTGTATGCCGGGTCAAGCGGCACTGTTCCAGGTACTGTTAGAGAATGGTGTACTTAGAGATAAGTTACCATCTCATGCTTTACTTACTGAACCAAAGCTACCGGATCCAGATCTACCGTTTCATTACCTACAAATATGGAATTGTTTCAGTTATAACTTCACTCTACTACATCTGTCATATCTTTATGATACTCCGGTGGAAGTTTATATGAAAGATAAAAAGTTCTACAAAGGTAATTACTATGCTACTATTAACTGGGGTAGTAATGATCCTAACACAGATCTATCTTTAGCAGAGGATCCGTTGGAACATAAGAGTCATCATATTATTTTACTTGATAATGGGCAGATAGCACTACAACCTAATAATAGGATTAAATGGTCTGAGCCTAGCTTTGTTACTAAGCCTTTTCCTGAGAGACCTGACTATCTGGTTAACAAAGATTACTACAATTGTGAGGGTTATGAAAAATGGAATACAGAAGATTCTGATAGAATGTTTTATGATAATGAATAATTTTATTATATTTGCATTGTTCATTTCTGTTATTAGAAATTAAACATAATTGATTGATTTGCTAGAAGCCCTGGAATTTTTCCGGGGTTTTTAGTTTAAACAAAAAAAATTTATATATTTGTCAGATCAAGTTTATTATATGAGATGACACTAGAACAGAAAAAGTTATGGTTACTTGTTGCAGAAAAGACAGGGTCTAACTTGGAGGCTAGGATGGTATATGATGAACTAATAAAAATATTAAATATGGATAAAGATACAGTGATTGTTTCTATCACAGAAACAGATGGGGGTTTAGAGGTAAGAGTCAATGAGGGTGCTTATGGTAATCCACATATAATAGGTATCTTAGAGAAGATTAAGTTTACTCTTTTATCTGAAGATCCCCCTATGGTAGAGAAGGTATCTGCTACCGCTACCAGTCAGAAGTATGATGCATAAATTTTTAAAACCAACAATATGAGTGAAAAAAAACCAGTGTACAGTGTACCAGATCAAGCTCCAGAAGTACTAGAGCATAAGATCATCCCGTTTGGACATCAGCTAGTAGGACTAGATCCAGATAACTTAGATGATACTACAGTAACTAAAGTAAAGTTACTAGCAGCTGAAATGGCTGAGATATTAAAAACAGACTATGAGAATGAAAGAGGTCCGTTGAAAAGCCTACTCTTTGATCATGCATTAGGAGAGATAATCAATGCACAGATGTCAGTAGTAAAAGTATTAACTCTAAAAAATAAGTAATGAGCAAACCATTTAAGTTATTAAGAGGCCGCACTATTTTATTAAGTGTACCTGAAAGAAAAAAGTCAGCACTTGAGCTGTCTGCAAAAGATGAAGAAGCAATGATGCAAGAAGCTGCAAAGCTATGGAGTAGACTTACAGTTTATGCTATAGGAGATAAAGTAGAAGATGTCAAAGAAGGTGATGTTGTTTATGTAAGAACAGGAGCTCTGAATATGGAGCACATGGAGCGCATAGAAATAGATGGGCAAATCAAGCTTGTTCTTAATGAAGGTGACGTAGTTATAGTATGGTAAGTTATGAGAGGAAAACTTTATGATACATATAGACCAAGTCCAGGTGATACATACTCTCCATATAAAGGTATGGCCGAAGGAGTTTATGGAAAGGACACAAGTACTACAAAACCAAGCTGTCCAACAGCAGAGGAAATAGACTGGAGCAAAAGAGTTGTGGATCTAGGTGAACCACCAAGACCTGACTATTATGGTGGTAAGGATAATCCTTATGAAGTGTTTGAAGTATTAGAAGCCTGGGGACTTGATAAAGACTTCTATCTAGGTAATGTAATTAAGTATGTTGCTAGAGCCGGTAAGAAAAATAAATTAACTGAAAAGGAAGATTTACAAAAAGCTTTAGTATATTTACAAAAAAGAATTGACTCATTATGATACTAAAAGGAATCATGTTTATATTTGGTGTAATAGTTCTTGGATTTTTATTCTTAGTAAACAATGCTATGAGTAAACCCTTATATAATAAGATACATAATGTCTGGGAAGAAGACCCAGAAGGAAAGAAATATGCTAATTTAGCCTTGACTGTAATGTTATTCATTGCATTCTTTATGGGCTTAATGTTTTAACCTACAACTCTCCAAAAAGAAAGATCCTCAGTTTTTTAGCTGAGGATTTTTTTATGTGAAATATTTTTTGTATATTATAGTATATTTATAAAACTAATAATAATGGACATTTTAAATTTCATATCATGGATTAGAGGGCGCAGACAAGTAACTTCTGTAGACCCTAAGAAAACATTATTACCAGTAGGTCTTAAAGACGGAAGAAGAGATGATGGTTATATAGCAGGAGCTATTACTGTTGAAGATTTTGCAGCACAACTTGGTAGTTCAAATGAAGTATTAGGTATAAGTATATGGGCTAATGGATTTAAATCAGTAGGTTGTATTAATGAAGATATAACATTACCAACTCCAGGAAATTTCACTTATCCTTCACCATTAGCAATGTGTGCAGGTTCAACATTGACTATTCCTGTTGGAACAACTTTAACAATCGTGTAACTAATAAAAAATAAATAAAATGAGTCAATTAAACGTAAATGTAATAGCACCTCTTGGTTATACAGGTCCTGATTTACCAGGGGATAATAATTTTGTTCAGATAGTAGATAATGCTGGTGATACTGTATTAAAAATACCTAACGGAAATAATATAGCTATTGGCAAAGATGCATTAAATACTATAACAACTGGATTAGTAAATACAGCTGTTGGAGATGGTTCAATGGGTTTAGTTACTACTGGTAATGCTAATTCAGCTTTTGGAGCAGGTGCTTTAGGTGGATTAACTACTGGAACTTGGAATATAGGAATAGGACCTCAATCTGGTCAGACATTAGATAGCGGAAGCGAAAATGTATTTGTAGGTTATCAAGCTGGTTATGGAGATTTTGCTAATCCTCCAGGAAATCAAAATACCTGCATAGGAACAATGGCAGGATTTAATATGTCTGGATCACAATATAACACTTATATAGGATGGAATGCTGGATTTAACACTACAACAGGGAATAACAATGTGTGTTTAGGCAATTATTCAGATGCGGCAACTGCAACATCTAGTAATTCAATTACATTAGGTAATTCTTTAAACACAATATTACGTTGTGCTGTAACATCAATCACTTCATTGTCTGATGCTAGAGACAAAAAAGATGTTAAAGAACTAGGAGCTGGTCTTGATTTTGTAAAAGGATTGAAGCCAGTAGAGTTTGTATGGGATGATCGTGATGAAAAAGGCAGACATGATGTTAAAGATTTCGGGTTCATAGCTCAAGATTTAAAGAAGTCTCAAGAGGATGCTGGTCTTGCTGAGACATTGAAATTAGTTTACGAAGAGAATCCAGAAAAATTAGAAGCTTCTTATGGTAAGTTAGTTCCAATCCTTGTAAAAGCAATCCAAGATTTATCAAAAGAAATAGAAATTTTAAAATCAAAATAAGATGAGTACAATTAATGTAGATGTGGTTTCTCCTCAATCAGGATCTGACGTGACAATAAATGGTAATTTATTAGTTACAGGAACTAATAATATTAGACCTTATAAAGTATATAGTGCTATATTAAATCAGTCAGGAACCAATGCTCCTACAGCAATAGTATTATTGGATGAAATTGGTATTACTGGATTTTCTTATGTGGGTCCAGGAATCTATAATATTACTTCAAGTGGTGGGTTTACTACAGATCAAACAAGTATTGATGGTAATAATGTTGATTACAGTAATGGTGATACAATTGCATATAGGATTGGTGGACCTGGATTTTGTCAGATTTCAACTAGAACATTTGCTGGTGTCCAAGCTAATAATATTTTATTCAAGAATTTTATTGAAATAAGAGTATATAATTAATAACTAAATAAATAATCATGGATATTTTAAACTGGCTGTATATAAAATCACAGCAACTTATCAGAACAAAAGCAAATGACCCTAACTCAGACCTATTAGTATTAGGTGCTAATGTTGGGTTTAACAAAAGAGATGATCAGTATCAGACTTATGCAATGCCTCTTAAAGATGCAGTGCAGTCTGGTTGCACAGGTAATACTAAACATTATGAGTTAGATATTACAGCTACTAATACTGTAGTAGTAGATACTCCCCGTGGTATTATTGATATTACTGGTATGGGTACATCAAATCCTTTAACTCCAGATCCAGCTTTTGGTAGCACTACATTATTTAAAATTGATAATCCAGATTTAGATCTTACTGTAGCTAACAGAGATAATATATATTTACAATACTCAGTATATTATAAAGCAGCTACAACGGATAATGCTATTCCATACTTAATTTCTACAGGAGCAGTTAATGGATTAGATTTTAATCTTTATAATGCTAATCCGGCTACTGCAGGAACTAATGATTGGCAAGGAGCATTGTATGTATACTATGAATTATATACACTTAATTAATTATGGATATTCTAAATTTCATATCTTGGATAGCTAGCAGAAGAAGAGTTGTTACATCAGCTCCGGATGATGCTTTGGTACCAATTGGTATCAGAACAGAAACTAGAGATGATAAGTATACTACAGTAGCTATCAAGAAATCTGACTTGATCACTACACCAGAACCTGCATATAAAGTATATACTGCTTTATTAACACAGAGTGGTGGGGATGATCCTCTATCTATATCTGAAGGTACTTTAACAATAGGAGTTACATATTATATAAATGATACAGTCATTGATATGGATTTTACTAATGTAGGAGCTCCTAATAATAATGTAGGAACATATTTTGTAGCAACTGGAACTAACCCTAATTGGGGAACAAATCCATTAGAATCTGCAATACTTTTTTATAACACAGGAACCCCAGTAGTAACAGTATTAGAGAATACTATTGGGAATATTTGGTTTACTTATAATAGTGATGGTTTTTATGGTATTAATTCAAATGGGTTATTTACAAATAATAAATCTGTTATTTTTATAACTAATACAACTGGTGATATTAATAGCCCATCAGAAATAGTAAAGGCAGCAACATACGACCTATCTAGTATGTATGTAGCATCATTCAGTACTGGAGCTCCTCCAAATAGTATCAATATATTATACAACACCCCAATAGAAATAAGAGTATATAATTAAAAAACATAATATTATGTCAATAGGAAATTTAAAAGATACGGGAAACCAAGGTAATAACCTACCATACCAGTGGAAAGTATTACAAGGACTTCAAGCTATCCTAGATGAGGTAGCTCAACCACTTACTTGTGTTGATGATTCAGTAACTATATGTAATGAAAATATAGATGCACTAACTTTTACTGATGATGCTCTTAATGTAAATGTTACTAATCCTCTTGGTATATACAAAGAAGATAACCCCCACACCACTGGTGATTGGGGTTCATTTATACTTACTGTTAGAAATGATCTTAATACAGTAATGACAAATGCTGATGGAGATTATTCTGCTATAGCAGTAAATAATAAAGGTGCTGTAGCTATACAAGATGGTGGTAACTCTATTACAGTTGATGGTGGTGCTGGTTTATTAAGAACTACTGGTATGATTAGACCTGCTGGTGGTGCAGCAACAAACTTAAACTTGACTGTTCCTACTTTCTATTCTGTATCAGTTGCTAATGTGGGTTCTGCTAATGGAACTGTTTTAGGAGCAACTATTAAACCAGGAGAGGTATTAAACTTCTCAGCAGATGCTATTAATAATTACTTTAATTCATTTGCTTATAATGCTTCTGGAACTGAGTTTATAATCATTTATGTTGCATAATTATGCCTGTTATCTTAGGTGGAAATACTGGTATTTATTTAGCTTCTTTAGCTCCTGCTTTTGACCCCGATGCACAAGCATTCATTACAGCGGCTGCAATAACAGACCCTACTCAACAAAGTGCTATTAATACTTTAGTAGTTGATTTAAAAGGTTATTCTATATGGGATAAAATGAAAGCTATTTATCCTTATGTTGGCGGTACAAGTACAACGCATAAATTCAACCTTAAAAATCCTTTAGATACGGATGCAGCGTTTAGGCTTGTGTTTAGTGGTGGGTGGACTCATTCGGCTAATGGGGCTTTGCCTAACGGAACAAATGCTTATGCTGATACTAAATATAATTTATCAACTCAATCTACAACTTCAAATCTATCAGGTGGGTTTTATTCAAGAACAAATGCAATAACAAGTGGTGTTTCTATTGGTGCTATTGATGGCTCATTTAGAGGTTTACAAATTTCACCTAAATTTACAGATAACAATACTTATTATGGAGCAAATGATTCTATTTCAGACGGCTCTGGAAATTATGTAACTAATACTCAGAAATTATTTATAGCCAATAGAGAGGGTTCAGGAACTAAAAAATTATATAGAGATGGAACTGCAATAAATACTACAACACCAACAAATAGTGCAAATCCAAATTTAACGGTATATTTAGGAGCAAGGAATTATACAGGTGTATCAAACGCGTATGATTCAAGGCAACAAGCCTTTGCATTTTTAGCAGATACTTTAACTGCTACTGATGTAACAAATTTAACAACAGCGGTACAAGCATTTCAAGTAAGTTTATCTCGAAATATTTAGGATATATGATTACATTGTTGTATATTTGTATTATGGGAAGATGGAGTCAAATAAAACCATTAGATATTGATTATATAAAATCAAACTATGGTAAAAAGCCTATGCATGAAATTGCAACAGATTTAAATGCAACAACAGATAGAGTAAGAAGAGCTTTAAAAATGCATGGTATTGCTATACTTGGTAAAACCGAAATATAAAAAAATTAATTTATTTAGATTTTCTTTTGAAGATGATTTATGTAATGACTATTTAAACGGATTTACACAAACAGCATTAGCTAAAAAATATAAGATAGGTGCTGAAAAAGTCAGAATACTTCTTGATAGAAATAATGTAAATAGAGAAATAGGCTCTGGAAGTGGAACTAAAAAAGCTTGGAGTAAAGGAATTAGACAACCAAGAAATTGTAATAAAGGTGGTACTAAAGATATTCATAATGCATTATTTAATAGATGGAAAGCAAATGCTAAATCAAGAAATTATCCATTTGAAATAAGTATTGAAAAATTACAAGTAATATTAGAAGAGCAAAAATTTAAATGTGCTTATACTAATATGGATATGCTTTGTCCTAAAACATATAATGAAAAAAGAGAAATGACTTCAAGTCCTTACTTAATATCATTAGATAGAATAGATAATGATTTAGGATATGTAGAAGGCAATGTACATTTTGTTTGTGTATGGGCAAATAAAGCAAGAGGTTCTTATGCTCACGAAACATTTAAAGAAATTTTAACTAATTTTAGAAACGTATGAAACTAAATGAATTAACAGCAGAACAAAGACTAACTTATGTAGGCTTGCTTACTGAGTTACAAAAAGACGAATTAGTAGGTCAATGGTATGCACCAGACAGCTACTTTAATCCTATCCAAGATTTATCGGAAAATTGGGTTATATCAATAGAGGAAATGGAGCAATGTGTTAACCCTAATTTTCTTTGGGTTAAAGACCTTGACTTAATTCCTTATGAACCAAAACCAACACCACCACCATTTGAATGAGTACACAAATAAACATATTATCAGCTAATCAATCAATATTGGCTAATGATCCAATGCTTACTGATGCATTTGGTAGAATAAGAGTAGCACAACCATTAACATTATTTGATTCTTCTCATAGATACAGAGATAATGGATTATGGAATACATTAGCAACACTTGGCGGAACTGCTGTATTTAGTACAAATGAAGGATTAGTAAACTTAAATGTAACTAGTACAGGAGGATCTCAAGTAGTAAGAGAGACTGCAAAAGTATTTTCTTATCAACCAGGTAAGTCATTATTAGTACTTAATACATTTGTAATGGCTCCTGCCCAAACAGGATTAAGACAAAGAGTTGGGTACTATGGAACAGATAATGGTATATACATTCAGTTAAGAGATGATATTTTAAGTTTTGTAGAAAGAAGTGCGGTTACAGGTTTAGTAACTGAAAGTATTGTGCCTCAAGCTGTTTGGAATGTGGATACACTAGATGGCAATGGACCTTCAGGAGTAACTTTAGATATAACTAAAGCTCAAATCATGTTTATGGACATTGAGTGGTTAGGTGAAGGAACTGTAAGAATAGGATTTATAATAGATGGAGTATTCATACTTTGCCATAGATTTAATCATGCTAACCTAATTGCATCTACATATATTACTACAGCTTCATTACCATTAAGATGTGAGATAACTAATGAAGGAACAGCAACAGCAAGTACATTAAAGCAAGTATGTTCTACTGTGATATCTGAAGGAGGTTATGAATTAAGAGGAGCACAACAAGCTATTGGAACACCAATACTTACTCCAGCAACATTTGCTGCGGCAGGAACATATTATCCTATAGTAGGTGTAAGACTTGTACCAACTAAATTAGATGCTATTGTAATACTTACTGCTGTATCTATATTAGGATTAGGTAATGGTAAAAACTATGCTTGGAGAGTTGTTCAATCTGCAACTATAACTGGTGGTTTATGGACTCCTATAGGACCTGATTCTGCTGTTGAATATAACTTAACAGGTGCATCTGCTGCTGGAGGTAGAATATTAGCACAAGGATATGTAAACTCATCTAACCAAGGTTCTCCTAGTATCAATATATTAAAAGAAGCTTTGTTTGCTACTCAACTAGAAAGAAATAGTTTTACAGGAGTAGCTTCTGAAATAGTTATTGAAATGGCTATTGATGCTACAGGAGGAACATTAGGAGCATATGCTTCAGTAGATTGGGAAGAAATAAGTAGATAATAAAAGATCAATGGGAGCTAGTATATATTTAGGTAAGGTATTAAGTTCAGGAACTAAGGGGTGTACTATTACACTTCCTACAGCTCCGTCTTTATTATTAGACATTTATCCAAATGCTTCAGTAGCTTATTCACTTAGAAAACTAAGAACAGCCTACACAGGTAACGCAATAAGAGTTAGACGGTCAAGTGATAATACAGAACAAGATTTTGGCTTTGTTAGTAATGATTTAGATACAGCTTCTTTGCTTACATTCTGCGGTGCTGGTAATGGATTTGTTACTACATGGTACGATCAAAGCGGAAGCGGCAATAATGCAACACAAACAACAGCATTAAACCAACCACAAATTGTTTCAAGTGGTAGTTTATTAGTTATTAATTCTAAGCCTTGTTTAACATTATCTATTAATAATGCAGGCTTTACTTTAGGAAGTACTATAAGTGTTGGAGCTTCAAATTATAATTCCTTTGTGGGTAAAAAAGATGCAGCAGGAAATATGTTAAGAGCATTAACGTCCAGTACTACTGATGGTTATAAATTAATGAATAGCTATGATAATAAATATTATATCTTTGCAAAATCAGGCAGTTATTTAGTTAGTAATTCAGCAGATACCACAACAAGTCAAATATTATTAACAGGAATGAATTCAGCAGGAACAATGTCTATTTATAAAAATGGAAGTGTTGTAGCTACAACTTTAAATTCTTATAATTATACTAACTCAATAGGCTTTATAGGTGGCGGTGCTTCGGGAATTTATAGACTCCAAGAAGCTGTATTCTACAACTTAGACCAATCAACAAATAGAACAGGGATTGAAAGCAATATAAACACTTATTATACTATTTATCCATGATAATAACAGGCTACAAATACACTAATGAACAAGAAGCAATAAATGCAAGAGAGTTATGTGATGACTATTATGGTATTCCTGTTTCACCTGATGATGTTACACAAAACTGGGTTGACTACAATATAGCAGACCTTGACAATCCTATATTCTATTATATTACCTTTGATGAAAGTTTAAGAGTAGTTCTAGGAGAGCCTGAAACATTTGAAGTAACTACACCTAATCCTTTTTAATAAGTAAAAATACCTAGTAACCTATTGTAGTTTCATTTATTTTTACTATATTATAGTATATATTTATAATTTAAAAAGACATGGAAAACTGGATAATTACAATAATCATTTTTATAGCTAGTTCAATTTTTGCTATATTTGGTTACTTTTTAAAAATGATTCACTCTGATGTTAGAAAAAACACAGAAGAACAAGGAAAACTAAAAGGCAAAATAGAACTAGTACAACAAGAAAACCAGTTAAAGTATCAGGCAATTCAAGAGCTTACACAGCTTGAGATTAAAAACTTAGCAAGAAATGTTAGTGAATTATCTGATGCAGTAAAACAATTTATATTAAATAATAGAAATGACTAATATAAAAAAAAGATGGAATGCTCCAACTCCTAAGTTCTGGAAGAAAGTACAGAAAGTAGCTATTGCAGTAGGTGCAGCTGCAGGAGTAGTAATTGCAGCTCCTATAACTTTACCAGCAGCAGTAGTAACAGTAGCTGGTTATTTAGTAACTGCAGGAACAGTAGCAGCAACACTATCTCAATTAACAGTAGAAGATTACAAGGATCTTGATGAAGTAATAACTAAAAAAAAGAAAAATGGCAAAGAAAGCAAAAGCCCCAGTGCAAATTGATGCTGAAGTAAAGGTTAAGAAAACCAAAGTAAGTGTTAAGAAAAAAGACAAAAAGTTAGATGTAGTAGTAGATACACCTAATACAGATGTTGAATTACACACATCTGAAGAAGAAAAGAAGTTTGTACTTGACTCTAAAAAATTAGATGTAGAAGTTACTAAAACAAATGCAGGCACTACAATTAAAGTAGAAGCTCAAAATCCTATATTAAAAAGAGTTGGTAAATGGGTTGCTCATATGATGAGTAAAAAATTTAACCGCAAAAAATAATGGATGTTTTAAAAAAAGGAAGTAAGGGTCCAGCAGTGGTCACTCTTCAGGAATTTTTAAAAATCACAGCTGATGGTGATTTTGGTCCTAAAACAGAATCTGCAGTTAAATCATATCAAAAAAAGAATGGCTTAGTAGCTGATGGTATAGTAGGACCTAAGACATGGGCACATATGGGTATTCTTAATACTGATAATGCTGAGAATAATGAAGTAGCAAAAGCTTTAGAAATAAAGAAACATTACATGCCAGTAGGAACATATTTCCCTGGACCTGTGAAAAAGCAATGGATATTCTTACATCATACAGCAGGTTGGGAGAATCCTTATCAAGTAGCTGACATGTGGGCTAGAGATAACAGAGGTAACGTAGCTACTGAATTTATATTAGGTGGACAATCTGTTAAGGATGGTAATACCAAATATGATGGTGAACTAATCCAATGTTTTCCAGAAGGAGGATATGGATGGCACACAGGCACAGGTAATTCTGTTATGCATAGAAACTCTGTAGCTATTGAAGTATGCTGTATGGGTCAGATTGTTAATGGAAAGACTTATGTTAATACTCCAGCTAACCCTGATCAAATAGTTAAACTAGCTAAACCTTTCCGTGGATTTCAATTTTGGCATAAATACTCAGATGCTCAGATAGAGGCATTGAAGCAATGGATTTTATTTGTAGCTGAGAAATATGGTATTGATCCTAAAGTAGGTTTAGTAGAATATGTTAAAGCTAAAGGAGCTGATGGATTTGATGTGTATGATCCAGCTAGAGCAGAAAAAACTCCAGGAATGTATTCTCATACTAATGTATTAAGAGGTAAAGTAGATATGTTCCCGCAACAAGAACTAATTGATATGTTATTAAGCTTATAGTATGAAATTAAGAAATAACTGGAACACCTCAAGAAAGCAGTGGGATAAGTTGATGATAAGATTGAGATTATCCAGTTTAGACTTGTTCTCACTAGAGATTGATATATCAAGAGAGTTTTACTTGCTTACTATTTTAAATTTTACAATTAAAAATAGATAATAACACTCTAATTTCTATAATCCAGGTAGTTTCTATGCCTGGATTTTTTTTGTTTAAACATTTTTAGTTTAAACTTTTATTGTATATTTGTCTGAAAATAAATATATATATTATGGAAAACCAACATTTTGAGGAGGAGCTAACTCCTGAACAACTAGCTGAAAAAAAGGCTTCTATGCTGGAATTTTACACAGATTCTATTCCTTATCTTGATGCTCAATTGATTTATGAACAAAAGCTTTTAGCTATTGATGAAGCAAGATTTAAAAGAATGAGTCTTCAAATGCAGTATGCTATGATGATGAATGAGGCTAAGAATGCTGAGAATGGTGAAGAAGATGACTTAGAGTATCCAGAAACAGAAGCTCCAAAAAGAAAGCTTAAGAAAGACTAATCATGGCTTTAGTTAATCAGGTACAGAAAAGAGTAGTGATGTCAAAAAATGATATCATTAAGTTTCAGATCTTAACTCATTGTTATATTAACCGTATAACAATGAGTGAGTCTGATCTGGAATGTTTAACTCTGTTATCATTACTTGGTCCAATTGAACTCTCTCATTTTTGTTATGAAGCATCTGATGAACATAAGATATTTAAGTCAGAGCAAACAGTAAGAAACTGTATTAATAAGTGTGAGAAGAATAATTTAGTAAGCAAGGATCCTTCAAATAAAAAGGTTGTATTTATAGACCCAGCTCTAAAGGTGCAGACTGAAGGTGACATATTATTAGACTTTAAATTTTTAGGTAAATGATACCACAGAAGTCAAAGTCTTTATATAAAGAAGTTGCTGAAGAATTAAATATCCCAATTGATCTAGTTGAAGATTTGATTGAGTATTATTACAAAGAAGTAAAAAGTAATATAACAGGTTTAAAACATTTAAGAATAAATGTAGATGGTCTTGGTCAGTTTGTTATAAAAGAAAGTTTTGTAAGAAAGATGGTGCCTAGATATAAAAAGGCATTAACCAACCATGACACATCTACCTTTAATGCTTATCACCACAAGATGATGCTAGAAAAAAAACTAATAGCTTTGGCTCACATAGAAAAAGAATTAGATAAAGTAGCATTAAAAAAGCAAGAGACTTTAAAGAAGAAAGAAGAATATAAACTTAATAAAGAAGACTTATGAAAAACACACTAAAACTAATTTGGGAGAACCGAAACCAAATAATTGAAGGAATAACAAATGCAGTTATTAGAGATGAGACAGTAGAAGAGATTGCTAGACTTAGATATTCCATCTGTGAAGAGTGTGAGCACAAAGGTAAAAAGTGTGCTGTTAAAGGCACAGCTCCATGTTGTAATGAATGTGGATGCTCACTTAATTTTAAAACCAGATCATTATCCTCATCATGTCCATTAGGTAAATGGGAAGCTCTTACTACAGAAGATAAAGAAGATGAGTTAGATGCATTAGATGAATCTAAAGACTAAACATGAGTATAGTATTTAATGCAGCAGATCATAGCTATAAAAGTTTAAGCTCAGAAGAAAACATTAGCTGGACTAGTGTTACTTCTGTGGTATCAGCTTTTAAAAAACCTTTTGATGCAAAAAAGACTGCAGAGAAAGTTACCAAGAGTAAAAAGTCAAAATGGTTTGGTATTGATCCTGTATTGATACAACAAATATGGACTAATGAAGCAGACAGATCTACTACTCTAGGTACATGGTATCATAATCAAAGAGAAGATGATTTATGTTCCTTAGCTTCATTAGAAAGAGAAGGAGTTACTATACCTGTATTTAAACCATCTGGTGAGAATAATGGTATAAGAATAGCACCAAGTCAGAAACTAGAACCAGGCGTGTATCCAGAACATATGGTCTATCTTAAGTCAGCAGGCTTATGTGGCCAATCAGATTTAGTTGAAGTAGTCAATGGTAAAGTAAATATCACTGACTACAAGACTAATAAGAAGATAGATATGGAATCTTATGTAAACTGGGAAGGTGTAGCAGAAAAAATGTTACCGCCAGTAGATAACTTAGATGACTGCCATTTCTATCATTATGCTCTACAATTGAGTATTTATATGTATATTATATTAAAGCATAATCCTAAGTTAAAACCTGGGAGAATATTTATACATCATGTTATGTTTGAGGTAGAGGCTGAAGATAACTGGGGGTATCCTGTAACTAAGAAAGATGAGAATGGAGATCCTGTAATAAAAGAAGTAAAAGCAATTGCAGTACCTTATCTAGTAGATGAAGTACAGGCTATTATTCACTACATGAAAGATAACCCAATTAAAAAGAAATAATGATAGTTAAGCTATTTGAAATACAAAACAATGTAGTAATACCAACTGAGCACTGTTATACCTTAAAGGCACTTAAAGATATTATGGATGATTATCCAGAAGATTACCTTAAGATATATCAGTATCTGTTCTACATGACATGTCCTAACCCAGATATGAATCCATTCTTCTATACACCAGATATAGACAAAGAGAATTTGATCATGCAACAGATAGAGGGTGAGTTCTCAACAGAAGATGATGCTGTGTTTACTGCGCTTAAATTCTGTGAAAGAATGTATGAAACACCAACATCCAGAGCATATAAAGGTATTGCATCCATGTTAGATAGATTAGCAAGATATATGGAAGTAACTACAATTACTGCAGGTAGAGATGGTAATATAAATTCTCTTATTAGTGCCGCTAAAAACTATGAAGCTATCAGACAGTCTTTCAAAGGAGCATATAAAGATCTTCAAGAAGAACAGCAAAGTAAAGTAAGAGGTGGGCAGGGGCTTGCGTATGATATGTAATGTGCTGATTATTAAGTAATTATGAGTGAAATTTATCAAGATATACCAACCTATGACAATGGAAACTGGACAACCACAAGTTTTGAATCCAGAGAAGAGTTCAGCAACTTTATCTTTGGAGTATTTAAAGAACCAGGTAAGTACAACTTCAATGAAACTACCAATAAAGTTTTCATATCTGAGTCAGTCAAGTTTAAAAAAGATGGAGTATACACTACAGCTCCATTCAAATCAAAAGACTATATAGCTTATTGGGATGACCAGAAAGCTAAATGCCGCAAGGGTGTAATAGTTAAAGATAAAGATAACACATGGTTTGTAGCTAGAGAATACTACATGTGGTTAAACTTCTTACCCATCTTTGACAAAGAGATACAACAGTTTGGCTTTGCTAAAATCAGGGATGCTCAGTATCATATGGCTTTATATGAGTTGTTAGCAGAACTTAATTACAAACATTCAGCTATCTTAAAGAAAAGGCAGATAGCCTCTTCTTACTATCATATGGGCAAATTTATAAACCAGCAATGGTTTGAGGCCGGGGTCACTCTAAAAATGGGCGCAAGTCTTAAGGATTATATTAATGAGAAAGGTTCTTGGAAATTCCTACAGGAATATGCAGCTTTTCTAAATGAGCATACTGCATGGTATAGACCAATGTCTCCGGATAAGGTCATGATGTGGCAACAGAAGATTGAAGTAAGAAAAGGAGATAGAAAAACAGAAGTTGGTCTTAAAGGTACTATACAAGGTATGTCATTTGAGAAAGATCCAACAAATGGTGTAGGGGGTCCAGTTAAGTACTTCTTCCATGAGGAGGCTGGGATTGCTCCTAAGATGGATCAGACATATGAGTACATGCGCCCGGCCATGAGATCTGGGCTTATTACTACAGGAATGTTTATAGCTGCAGGATCTGTGGGTGATCTATCACAGTGTAATCCACTTAGAGATATGATCCTTAATCCATTATCTAAAGATGTATATGCAGTAGAAACAGATCTTATAGATGATAAAGGTACTCAAGGTATGTCAGGTTTATTTATTCCTGAACAGTGGTCTATGCCTCCTCACATAGATACTTATGGTAATTCACTTGTAGAAGATGCATTAAAAGCATTAGATGAGCAGTTTGATAAATGGAAAAAAGAACTAAACCCGGAAGACTACCAGTTGAGGATATCTCAGCATCCAAGAAACATTAAAGAAGCTTTTGATCACAGAACTGTATCTGTGTTTCCTACACACTTACTTGCAGCACAAGAAAGAAGAATAGAAGATAAGACATATGGTTATGAATTCTTAGATATAAGCACAGATGAGAATGGTAAGCCTGCTGTAATGCCTACAAATAAAAGACCTATATCAGAGTTTCCTATATCCAAAAAGACAGAAGATAAAACAGGAGTATTAGTTGTATGGGAAAGGCCGGTTAAAGATCCAACATTTAGAATGTACTATGCATCTATAGATCCGGTATCAGAGGGAAAAACTAATACATCAGAATCACTATGTTCAATATATGTAATGAAAGCTCCAATTGAAGTAACTAAAGTAACTGGTGTAGAAACAGAAAATTATATAGAACAGGGTAAAATAGTAGCAGCATGGTGTGGAAGATTTGATGATATAAATAAAACACATCAAAGACTAGAATTAATTATTGAGTGGTATAATGCCTGGACAGTAATTGAAAACAATATTTCACTATTTATCCAGTATATGATATCTAGAAAAAAACAGAAATATCTTGTACCTAAAAGTCAGATCATGTTTCTAAAAGATCTTGGATCTAATGCTAATGTATTTCAGGAGTATGGTTGGAAAAATACAGGTACTCTTTTTAAAGCACACCTTCTTAGTTATGCTATAGAATATTGTAAAGAAGAAATAGATGTGGAAACAAAACCTGATGGTACAATAGTAAGAACTAAATATGGTATAGAAAGAATTCCGGATCCAATGTTGATGAAAGAAATGAGAGAATATGCTGATGGAGTCAATGTAGATAGACTAGTTGCCTTTGCTGCTCTTGTTGCTTTTATGAGAATACAACACTCAAATACAGGTTATCCAAAAAGAACAATCATGGATGATGTGGCCAAAAACTTGCAAAAGTCTGAAAATTTTAGTAAATTAAATAGAAGTCCATTTAGACACATGGGAGGTTCCGGTAATTCATTAAACAAAGGAATTACAAGATCTCCATTTAAAAATATTAAATAGGTACTATGAAGATAATAAATGCCTTACAAGCAAAAGGGGGAGCAACTACTGAAAATAACAGAATGGGTAGTATTACCCAACCGTTACAGTTTATTCCTAAAAAAGAAAAAGATGAAAAGTGGGCAGCTTGGAATTTAGATTGGTTAGAGTGGCAAGGATTAAAACAAATCCGGAGA